TGCTGCTGAAGCATACAAAGCATAAGGACTACCATGAGCGAAGAAAACAAAGTCACGATTGATGGCGAAGAATACTCTTTTGACGGTTTGACTGTAGAAACTCAGGCGAATATCGCACGAGTCAACGAGCTACGACGCGAGGTTTCTGCCTTGCAGATCCAAGTGAACGAGCGCCAAGCCCTGTTACAGATGTACATCAAGGCTATCTCTGACTCTGTGCAGCCTGTTGAGGACGCGGAAGACGAAGCTGTCGTTCAGTAATGAGCGAAATCTCTTACATGATGCACCCGCTACCGTCAGTTTTTCTGATGGAGCTAGACATCCCAGAGGGGTTTGTTACTCAACTGAACGAGTACCTTGATGGCCTCCTCGAAGAAGAAGGTCGCGTTACAGCAGCGGATACTCTCGTTGGTCAAATTAGCGAGGGCGAACAGCTTAGAATGGATCACAACCATAGTCTTGTTACTGGCTTTTCTGAGTTCCTGTGCGCTATGGGTGTTGAGTACATTAACGCTTTCATGAAGGGTTCAGGGC